ATTGAGCAGGAAATTCAAGCCAAAGGTTTGACTGCTCCTAGCGTCACGCCTCAGGACTTGAATAACAATATAACTGATGTCGAAATCGTGAAGCACATATCTCATGGCGGGCAGGTCCTGCGTTGGGCCGTATTGACAACAAAGAGTGGATATGCCGTAGTTGGCAATCCATCGGTTTCTGTGTCTCCTGAGAATGATGACGAAGAGATTGGCAAGAAGGTGGCATTTGAGAACTCAAAGAATGCTCTCTGGCCACTCATGGGCTACGCACTGAAGAATTCACTTTCCCAGCAACCCAAGGAGTAACTTAAATGGCATTTCTCACTGAATCATTCGACGTTGACAGCCTCCCCAAGTCTGAACGCAACTTTGACCCACTGCCCGATGGATGGTACACCGCTAGCATCACTGGCGCTGAAATCAAGAAGACTAAAGCAGGCACTGGCGAATACATCGCTGTGCGCTATGACATCACTGGCCCCACGCATCAAGGCCGGGTGATCTTCGCTAATCTGAACATCAAGAATCCGAACCCAAAGGCGGAGGAGATTGGTAGAATGGAGCTTGGTAATTTAATGAGAGCGATAGGTTTATCTAGAGTGACGGATACAGACCAGCTTATTGGCGGAACTTTAAGTATAAAAATCACCATTTCTAAATCTGAACAATACGGAGATGGGAATGAAGTGAAGGGTTATAAATCAGTAGCTGGGTCAGTAGCCATCTCTCCATCTGTATCAACAACGCCGGTTGCAGCAGCGAAATCTGCTCCTCCATGGGCAAATAGAAAGTAAAAATCAAATGGGCATTTTGTATCAGTTGACGTTTTCTAATGGAAAAAAATACATTGGCATAACGGAAAATGAGTATATGAGTCGTAGGCTTGGACAGCATAGATACCAAGCTAAACGAGGAAGCAAATTGCCCATTTATCTAGCTTGGTCAAAGTACGGAGAGCCTGCTATAGAAATTTTGCAACATCTTTTTGGTGATGCTTTGTACCAAGCAGAAATTGATGCAATCAAGCTCTACCGCACCATTGCACCAAATGGATACAACTTGCTTGATGGCGGACAAAAATCTCCTGCGCTTAACAAAGATGTTGCAAAAAAAATAAGTCAAGCGCAAAAAAAGAGATATGAAAATCCAGAGGAAAGAGAATTAGCTTCTTTAATGGCACGCAATCGAAGCCAAGAAACAAGGAAAAAAATCTCTATTGCATTGACTGGAAAAAACTTAATCGATCAGACAAAAGAAAAAATAAGGCAGGCAAATTTTGGGAAAAAAGCAAATGAAGAAACACGAAAAAAAATGTCTCAGTCACATTCAGGAAAAAAATATTCAGAAGAAACGTTGAAAAAAATGAGACAAGCCGCAAAGCTTAGGATGCAATCCCCAGAAGCAAAGGCACAGCTAAAAGCTGCAAGTCTTGCAGGCGGAATCGCCATGAAAAATAAGTCATCCAAAAAAATGCCCTAGCCTTTTGAGCTAGGGCAAATCAACATACACAACCAAGGAGAACGGGCATGAAGATACCCGAACGTGAGGATACCATAGCTTCGCTAATTGACAAAGCTCATGAGGCCAAAGAATTAGGGAAAGGCCGTGCACACCTGGGATGCTCTGCGCTGGGTCACCCCTGTGACCGTTGGCTGTGGTTGTCATTCCGCTGGGCAATCAAGCAAGGCTTCCCCGGACGAATCTTGCGAGTGTTCCGCCGTGGGAATAATGAAGAGGCGCAGATCATTTCTGACCTGCGAATGATTGGCATCCATATCACTGGCACCATTGACGGCAACCAGGCACGGGTGGACTTTGGGTCTCATGTGAGTGGCAGCATTGACGGCATCATTGAGAAGGGTGTCCCGGAAGCACCAAAAGCACGCCATATTGCAGAGTTCAAGACCCATAGCCTAAAGTCATTCAAGGATGTTTCATCCAAAGGCGTCCAGGCATCCAAGCCTGAGCATTACGTGCAAATGCAGCTTTACATGCATGGGACAAACATTGACCGCGCCTTGTACTTGGCAGTGTGCAAGGATGACGACCATATTTACACCGAACGGGTGAAGTACGACAAGGCGTTTGCTGAGAAGTATGTTTACCGTGGCCACCGGATCACATTGGCTGATCGGATGCCTCCACCCATCAGTACAGACCCTTCATGGTATCAGTGCAGCTATTGCCAAGCCAAAGAGTTTTGCCACTCTACACACATAGTCAAAGAGGTGAATTGCCGTACCTGCGCTAACGCTACCCCATTGTCTGATAGCACTTGGCATTGTGCAAAGTGGGAGGATGTTGTACCGACAAGCGCACAGCATGACGGATGTGAGGCCCATGTTATTCACCCTGATCTAGTGCCTTGGAAGCGAAAAGAAAGCGCTATTGACTTTGTAGCTATCTATGAGGTGAATGGACAAGATGTTGCCAATGGAGAACCAGGAGAAGGCGTGTACAGCAGCAAGGAGCTACTAGCTAATGCCGCAGCATGCGCTACTGGTGAATGGAAGCAATTGCAAGACTTGCGTAAGCAATGGAATGGGAGGGTAGTTGGGTGAATATGCTACGTGACTACCAACAACGCAGCATAGACCAGCTATACGCTTGGTTCGAGGCTAATGAGGGCAACCCTTGCATGGTGCTGCCGACTGGTGCGGGCAAGTCCCATATCATCGCAGCACTGTGTAAGGATGCCTTGCAATCATGGCCTGAGACACGCATTCTCATGCTCACGCATGTAAAGGAGCTGATCGAGCAGAATGCAGAGAAAATGCGCCAGCATTGGCCTGGTGCGCCAATGGGCATCTACAGCGCCAGCATTGGCCGCAAGCAGCTTGGCGAGCCTATCACCTTTGCGGGCATCCAGTCAGTGCGTACCAAAGCCGTAGAGCTAGGTCATGTTGATCTGGTGCTGATTGATGAATGCCACCTTGTCAGCCATAAAGATGAAGGCGGGTACCGGACATTGCTTGCCTCATTGAAAGCCATTAACCCTGCACTGCGCGTGATTGGCCTTACAGCTACTCCTTACAGATTGGGCCACGGCTTAATCACCGATAAGCCAGCACTATTTGACGCACTAATAGAGCCTGTGAGCATTGAGGAGCTAGTCTACAAAGGCCATCTTGCAACGCTGCGTAGCAAGCTCACAAAGTCAAAGCTATCGACTGATGGCGTGCATAAACGTGGTGGAGAGTATATCGAGTCAGAGCTACAGGCAGCGGTAGACAAGGATGATAAGAACCATGCGGTAGTCGCTGAGGTTATCGCCCTGGCAGGAGATAGGCGCTCTTGGCTATTCTTTTGTGCTGGCGTACAGCACTCCGAGCATATCGCACAGGCCTTGCGTGATCAGGGTATCACCGCTGAATGTGTGACGGGCAACACCAGTAAAAGCGAACGCGCCAGAATGATTGCTGAATTTAGGGCAGGGCGCATCAAGGCGCTAACTAATGCAAATGTACTTTGCGTAGGATTCGACGCGCCTAACATCGATCTGATAGCCATGCTGCGCCCCACAATGAGTGCAAGCATGTATGTACAGATGGCAGGGCGCGGATTGCGCATCAAAGAGCATACCGACCATTGCCTAGTCCTAGACTTCGCTGGCGTGGTGGAGACTCATGGCCCCATCACCGCAGTCCAGCCACCACGTAGGGGAAGTTCAGAGCCTGGGCCACCGCCAGTAAAGCTGTGCGACCAGTGCAATGAACTCGTGCATATCAGTGCCAAAGAATGCCCAGCTTGTGGCTTCCAGTTCCCACCGCCACAAGAGAAGCCCTATACGCTGCGCAATGACGACATTATGGGTGTTGAGGGTAAAGACCTTGAAGTGTCAGAATGGATGTGGCGCAAGCATGTAAGCAAAGCAAGCGGCAAGGAGATGCTTGCATGCACATACTATGGCGGGCTGTCAGATAAGCCCATTACCAGTTATCATGCCATCATGCACGATGGTTTTGCAGGTCAAAGCGCCCGCGTCGAGTTGGCTCAGATAGCCCATAACGCATCCGCAGCTCTGGACTATGCCGCAGCGGATCTGGAAGACATGGCAAACGCCATGAACCTAGGAAAGCCACCATCTACCATCGAGTACAAGATGGATGGTAAGTTTGCACGTATTTTGAATAGGAGTTGGGTATGAGAACACCAGAACCAGATTTTGTAACCGAGTGGCGCAAGCAATCTGCAACGCCTAAGTGCTGCCATACATGCGAGCATTACTCCATAGACGGCGAGTGTGAGCATCATGGAATGACACCACCTGATGACTTTACAGCCCTTGCAGATGCATGCCTAGACTGGGCTATGGAAATACCGTTTTGAGCACCGAACGCATCCCCACGGAGGACGAAGAGCAAATGCTCTTTGTCCAATGGTTTCGCAGATCGTATCATGCACGCATCTTTGCCATTCCTAACGGAGGCTATCGTAGCGCCAGCCAAGCTGCACTGCTTAAGGCCACTGGCGTTAGCGCAGGTGTACCTGACCTGTTTATCCCAGAATGGAAGCTATGGATAGAGATGAAACGCACTAAAGGCGGAACAGTCTCACAAGATCAAAAGGACTGGATTAAGTACCTGAACGACATAGGCCATACAGCTATAGTCTGTAAAGGTTTTGAGGAAGCGAAGAATCGAATACTTAGCTTCAATTAAAAAAGGCCCCGAGGGGCCTTTTTTTATGCTTGCTTCACAAAGACTCCGCTGGAGTCTAAGTAGCCTTTTCTATCCTTGATCTGGTCATAGGCAAGACCCAGACACTCTACAAGGTCAAAGTCAGCAGTAGCGCATCCGATGATCAGTGTCACCAGGATATCGCCATATGCGTCTTTCTGAGCTTCTTTGTCGCCCTTGTGGATAGCCTCAAGCAGTTCGCCAACTTCCTCTAACGTCTTAATGGCTTGCGCCATGTTGTTAGAGTTTTGGACAATGCCACGGGCTTCACCCCATTGGACAACTTTCATTTCGATGTTTGCGTAGCTCATGGTATGTGGCTCCAAGAATTGTATTGAAGCACCTTCTCTATGGTGCGGATATGAACGCTGTATTGCTTGGCAAGCGCTTCATTACTTAGATTATCCTTGATATGCTTGCGCAGAGCATCACGTTGCCTTGCAGCACTGCGAATGCTCACTACATCTATATCAAGTAGCTTTGTTTGTGGCAATTCTTGACCCCGAAGGGCCATAGAACGAGCGCGGCTAAGGTATTCACTACGATCTAGGGTTTTGTCTGATCGATGAGCCTTTCCGAATGCTTTTGAATAATTTGTTTGTGCCACTTATTCAGTCTCTAACTCTTCATATTCCATACCTACTCCTTGTTGTTGAGGCTGCAACCATACCACTGTATGCATTCGGATCGTATTAGGGTTTTCCCTAGTAGAAATTTTTTGAAACAGGTTCAGAATTCAGCCATCAACAACGCCAAAGGACAGAAATGAACTTCAAAACAACTTTAAATGATGCCGATGTGGTCATCGAGTATGAGCCTGATGATGATGGTGATGTAAACGAATGTGAAGTGATCTACCAGGGCAAGATCATTACTCCGACAGTGAGTTACATCAAGTATTGCGACTTCTTGTGCCAATGCATTGACAATCTCAAAGAGCGTATTGCCTCTGTAAAGTTTGACAATGAATTTGATCGAGGCCAGGAGCTTTATGAGGCCA